GAAACAAGAACAGATATTTCAAACATTTTATTCTCTTTCTGGATGTTCTGTTGGCAGTACCTTTTCGATGCCCATGGTGTTAAGGACACGATTTTGAACTATAAGACGACGATTGGTGTTAACTACGTAAAAAACAGTCTTGCTGAATGTTTGTCGAACAATTCGAGCTTTCTTCGTTCCGCCTATGTAAACCTCGTCGTCAACATTATAGTCACTACCATAATAGAACACGAGACCAGACACAAAGTTCTCAATTGCACTCTTAAAGAACAATGCGCCAGCACCACCGATAAACCACCAAGTGTATTGGCCCATCATGGTTTCTAACATTGTTTGAATGACTACAGGGTCCATAAATATCTCCTATTAAGGAACAGCAGGTGCTTGTATTCCTAGTTTCATAAGAAGGTAAGCAGCTAAAATTACCCAAATAATCTGGATAGCAAAGGTGAAAATTTTGTTCCAGCGATCCTGACTTGTATTAGTGCTGCCTTCAACTAAAGCAAGCCTTTTATCCAACTGCACAAGCTCTAGTTTCACTTCCTTTTGACATTCATCAAGTCTAGCTGACAGCATACCAGTACCTCCATCCTTAGATTCTAGGACTGCTATCTTCTGCATAACCTCTTGATGGACCTTGGCTATCTCTGTCAATCTCTCATCAAGATCATCTTGCTTATCTCTAATAGCTTTGACTCTCTCATCTATCCGAGTGCTTAAATCAAATAACTTCTGTATGTTCTCTGATGTTTGAGAGAGGATTTGTACTGAAATATCGTCTGCCATTACTTTCACCTTAATATAAGGACAATCTACCATATATACGATCATGAGTGAAAACAAAGAAGAATCTGAAGTCAAAACAGATACCGTGCCAGAGTTGGTTGATGAATTCGAGGATCTCGATGTCGAAGACCTCATACCAACTATGAACGTAAATGATATGCCTGAAGGACAATCACAAGAAGCTCCACCATGTATTATCGAAGATGAACAAGTAGTTGGTCTCTATGATGAAATACTTGATAACTGTAGAAAAGACAGAGAGTCAGCCGATGAAGTTTTGGCCAACTTCATTGAAATGGTAATGAATGATGGCGATGCCTCTTCTGCCAGCAAAGAAGCAATTGTAAATCTCTTAAAGATTAAATCAGACACATCTGACAAGATGTCAAAAATTGCCGACTTAATGACTCGAATGAAGTTAAAGGAAAAAGACACGTTCCCTAGATATCTTGCAGCACAACAGAACAACAAAATAGTAATAGAAAGCAGCAAAAGGGACATGCTTAAATCAATCGGTAAATTGACTGCGAGGAGTAAAAATGACAAATCGGATAAATGAAAATGAGTGGTTGGTTGAATTTGATATTCCCCCAGCAGGTGGTCAACCTGATATGAGTGCTGGTGGTCCACCTATGTCACAACCGGGTGGCCCTGATGATCCCATGGGACAACAAGACCCAAATCAAATGACTGTCGATCAACAGCCAGTAGAAGATGAAGTTGCAGATGATCCTCAATATCCTGAAATGCCGGAAGAGAATGAAGACGATGATTTTGAAGTATGGAAAGTCAAGTTCGTAAAAGAATCAATCAAAGGCGAACCAAACAAACTCATCGACATGCTTCTTCAAGTGAGAGATCGTGAGCTTGATCCTTATCCCAAGAAGTTTGTTGAAGACAACATGGACATCAACCAGCTTCGACAAAACTCAAATGTCTTTCAGGCATCAATGGAAATCAGAAAGCTCATAAAGAAAGATTTCGACAGAACCAATCCTGCGACATCAGTGATGAACCATGTCACAGCAGTTCTTGATCAAAATCCCATGCTTAATGAAATCTACATCAAGCTTACCGGACTAGGTGGAGGAAAGAACGATCAACATAGAAAATTCTTTGCAGCTTTAATCGGTGCCGTTCAATTAGGAAGCGGTGGACAAAACGAAGACTTGGTGTTTGAAGAATCTGATTATTCAATTCGAATGTCAACTCGCTTTGCATCCAAGTGGGGAGATGTAAATCTTGGAAACTGGTTCTTAAAAGAAGATGATCCAGATCGTTTCTTGAAAGATGCGGAGCTAGAACGTCTGGATGGAGGAAGTCCAGAAGAGCGTGATGTTCTTCGACGACGAGTGGTAGTTGAATCTATTGCTTCTCAATTCATGGAACGTGCCTTTGCCATCAATGTTGTAGGTCCAGATGGAACGATTTATCACCTTGGTTGGGATTTAGGAAACTCGTTGAAATCTGCTTTCCTTGATGGGAAGCTAGTTGTTCGAACTAGAGACAATGACAACAAAGAATCGTTTATTGATGAAGATGGCTCAATCATCTCTGTGCCTAACATGGATATCTATTATGTCAAGGAAAGCCAGAGCATGAGTAGTGCCGATTCAATGGAACTTGAAGAGATAGAATTCATGAGCCATAAAAACGGAAGTTTATATCTTACAGCCAATCTTGATTTGATTAAAGAAGCCGCTGTTTCTTTGCAGGGAATGATCTTTCGTGAGACATTGTTCCAAGGAAATCCAAGCGATTACTTGAGAGTTCAGAGATGTGTACCATCATCTGCTGAAATGTTAATGAGGCAATGTTAAATGAGATTCAAGAAATACATGGAATACACTGGAGCACCGCCTGCACCAACAGGAGGAGCAGCACCTCCTGCGCCGGGAAGCGGTCCAATTGGTGGAGCACAAGGAGCACAGCAACCGGGTCAACAGCAACCGGGACAGCAACCGGGTCAACAGCAACCGGGTCAGATTCAAGTAACTCCTGAAATGGAAGGAGAAGATTGGTACAAAGCCATCAATGGTTCAAACATGACACCAGAACAGAAACAACAACAAATACAAGCCATGATGTATTTCAATCAAAGCCAACAAATCCAAAATCCAATTAAAGCATTTGGGAAACAGGTATTAGACAAAAGCATGGGCCATTCGGTCGGTTTAGGAGTAGTATAATGAAAAATAAATCATTTGGAGACTTCGTTGATAAGAAACAACGAGAAGGTGTCAGACAATTGACCCTCTTAAAGAAGCTTCTGGAAGAGGGAGGTTTGAAGGTCGAGAATTTCTTAGACACAGATGATAGAGACGATCCTTACATCTTTTGCTTTATGCCAACTAGAAATGGCAGTTTCGATGGAATAAGAATATATAAAATTGGAGAGAGCATCGCTTTCCGAATCCAAAAAGAGAACCAAACACATCCTTACGGTTCTGCATATCCACTTCCTATCGAAGATATGTTTTACGATTTTCTTAGCGACGAAGATGACGTAGACCAAAAGAAAGCCGGTAAAAAAGTCATTGATTACGTTGTTAAAGAAGTAAGAAGATTCTTCGACAAAAGTGTAGAAGCTGAAAGAGAAGAAAGAGATCAAGCTATCGATCAAGAAAAAGACAACGGAGGAAATCCCCTTGTAAGAACAACAGGGACAGATTATTCATCCCTAGTGTACAACAAGGCGTAAAGTCCTCAAATTAGAGTGTGTTTTGAATACTTCACACTCTAATAAGTGTGGAGGAAATTATGCCATACAAAAATGCAGAAGACAGAAGAGTATCACAAGAACAAAGAAAGAATTAAGGCAAACGAAAATAAGCCTAGCAGAAAAAAGCAAAGAAAGAAATATCTCGAACAGTATTCAAAGGATAACAAAGATTTAGTTTCGGAAACTAAATCAAAATGCTATCAGAAGAAAAAAGAAGAATACAAAGAGAGGATATACAAAAGAATTAGGGAACACACAAAGTTGGTTTCTGAAATTAAGGTTCATTATGGTTGCATGAATGAAAATTGTAAGTGGAGCGAAGACACATATGATCCTGTAATTTTGGACTTCCATCATTGCAACGCAGAACAAAAGAATGCCAAAGTTTCACAAATGTTTTGTCGTTCCAAACATATAATTGCCGAAGAGATAAACAAATGTGTTGTGTTTTGCGCAAACTGTCATCGATTATTTCACAAAGATAATTATTCGTTGACAAACCGCTGTAACGTCAACGAGGAATTATTGTGGGAAACGGACTATTCGAGGACTGGAATCCTTTAGAGAGGATTCCTTCAAACCAACATGGGCTAAGCACAAAGAAAATCAAACGTGGTTCTCTAGTGTCATTTAGTTATCCCGAAAGTTTCGCAACAATACCGAATGTAATTCATGATCCATATCCAATGGTGATACTTACAGATATTTGGCCTCAATACGTCCGAGGTCTTAACTTGCATTATTTAACATTGCCCTATATTAAGAAAATCTTAGGGACATATGGAGGTCAAACTGGTTTTAGTTACTTCCAGATACGTCCAGACAAGTATATGGCAAAAGCCTTTAGAATGTATGTAAGAAAAGGTGTACGTCAACCAAAATTATTAGATGTTAACTTCCTTAATACTGTATTAGAATCGGCTCGGTCATTCGCACCGGGAGAGCTAGAGCAAATCAGAGCAGAAATACAAAGACAAATACAACAAAGACTTCAAGTAAAAGCAAATGAACTTACATCTTACGAAGAATGGCGAGGGTCTATGACAGATTCTCAGAAGAGACAATTGAGAGGTAAAGGTCTTCAGTCACATGAAGCACTCAAAGGAGGAGTGGACAGAGACCTTATCTATCCGAATGAAGGAGCAGCAGGATTACATCCGTCACAAATGCCACCACAACAAGGAGAAGGTGGGGCGTTTAGTACAGACACAAATCTATAAGAAAGACCGGAGAATAAGTGGCAGATATTGGAAGCAACAGAGTTGTTGACCTAAGCAATGCAACCATTGCGGGATTAGCGTCTGCATTAAAAGGGCCAGTGCAAGTTTCTTACACTGCCAATGTCCCTGTTGCGGAAGGCAAATTAGACAATCTTTACACTGCTACAAATAATGTTGCATCGAGAATTGATGCAAGTGCCAGAGCCGATGCAGACTCCGCTTCCATATTCGCCAACGCCGTAACAGAAATGAAATCTGCCATCTCTGGGAGAAAAGGATCAGATGAAAATTCTGGTTCAGAAAATGGACTTCTTAGAGATGTAGCAAATTCCGCTAGAGGATTATTCAACGCTTCGAGAAACTGTGGATTACAAGTAGATGTCTGTAACATAAGTGCCGGTGCAATTAAAGACATAGCCAATGCTGTGAAAGCATCCAAAGGAGCGGCTTCTGTTGTCACCAAGAAAATTGGTTCTACCACAAGAGTAAGAAGACCCACCAAGCAATTAGGAAAGGCGCTAGATCATTCAATTGATGATTTGGGAGATCGTCTTATGGCGTCTGGCGGCGGTAGAGGCGGTGGTGGTAGCGGTGGTGGTAGAGGCGGTGATGCTCCTATGGGGCCGGGTGGTGCCAAAGCTGCTAAAAGCGTTAAAAACCTAGCAGGAGTTATAGAAACTCTTGGAGGCATTGTTGCCGGAATTGGAAAAGCAGCAAGCTCAGCATTTGATCTCAATTTATGGAACATGCTTCCAAATATAAAAGCCGCTAATGAGTTTCGTGAAAATATAAGAGCGCTTTCTTTTCAAACACTAGGTTATGTTCAAAGCAACGGGGAACTTGCAAGCAGTTACATGCACGTCACAGCACAGGCACAGGCATCAGGTGAAACATTAGAACAATTTCAAATTCACATGTTGAAATCCGCAGAGCGTGGATTAAAAAGATTATCAAAATCAGAGCGTGCAGCTTTTGCAGCAAGAAACAAAACTCTTAAAGGTGACAAGTTAGCTGCAAAAATAAGACAGATGGAACAAAAAAGAACCATCAGCGTAACTTCTACTGCGCTTCATACTGCGAACATGTTGAAAATGGAAGTCGGAGCAACAAACGATCTATTCACTTCATGGCACATGCAACTCGGAATGAGTGCAAATCAGATGTCTCAAATCGGCAGGCACATGCAAGCTGTTGCTAGAAGTTCTGGAGTAACAGGAGCAGAGTTACAAAATGCCATGAAGTCTGCTGACAAATTGGCAAAACTTTTAAGAAGTGCCGGTGGATTCACTACTGGTGCAGCCAAAAATGTTACAGAACTTTCTACGTTGTATCAAAAATATGGCGTAAGCGACAAAATGGCTGCTCAATTAGAAGCTCGTACAAGTTTGGCTGCGTTCCAAGCTGCCGGTGTAGAAATACAAGGACAACTTTTGCGTATAGCTGCCTCTGGTGGCGGTGCCGCTTTGCAAGAGAAAGTTAGATTGGGCGGAAGTCTTGATTCAAGAGCAGATCAAAAGGCCATGGCTAAGGGTCGAGATGTTGAAATGCGAAAATACTTGTCAGGATACGAAGAATTATTGAAAGCCAAAGGTGCTATTAAACCGGGCGGATCAATAGAAGACCTTGATCTAACACAAATGACAGAAGTGTTAAGGTCAGCTTTGCCAAACGCTGAATACCAACTCCTCAACTACCGCATGGAACAACTAATGGGAGGCGGATTAGGAGACCTTGAATCAACATTTAAGGCTGAAGCGGAGTTGATGCAAACAACTCAAAAAAATATGACTGATCTTGGAGCAGAAATAACTAAAAACACTAAATTGTTTGGAGCAAATTCTGACCAAGTAAAAGAAGCGCAAAGAAGATTACAAGCGATGGAAACAGATTCATTGCAATCCATGTTTGAAGAAGTTGCCGATGCTGCAAGAGGAGTTGAAGGCGGATTTAACAATATGGGGGCTGATGCCAAAGCAACTCTGTTAGCCAGTTTAACTGATATGCACGGAGCAGATGTTGCTCAAAAATTCATGGCCGATCTTGGAGGAGGAGCAACAAGTCTTATCAAAGGTCTTGAAACACAAGCACAAGGAGTAGGAGTAAGCTTAGATAAAGTTATTGGAGAATCTGGATTTGAAGGAGGCACAGCAAAACTTCAAAAAATGCTTGCCAGTGGCAATCAAGATCAAATGGCTGCTGCCATGAGTGTTCTTAAAACTGCCGGTGCAGATATTAGCCTAAGAGAAAAAGTGGGGGCTGATCCTGTAACTGATGCCAGAGATAAGATTAGAAGAGCACACAATAAGGGCCAAGACATAACACAAACTGGGTTATTGTATGTTGTAGATTGGCTTGGAACATGGGGTGTTCTTGGGATGGCTGCTTTAGGTGGTCTTGGAGCAATTTTCCTCGGTGTTGGAGCAATGATAGGCGGTGGTCTTCTTAAAGGCGGAATGCTTGGTTCATTATTTGGAAAAGGTGGAACTGTAGCCAAGATGTTTGGCAAAGGTGGAACAGCCGCCAAGATGTTTGGCAAAGGTGGAACAGCCGCCAAGATGTTTGGCAAAGGTGGAACAGCCGCTCGTGCCGCTGGTGCAGCAAACCCATTTGCTTCTATGACTGGACACATGGGTCGTGCCGCTGGCGGAACAGGAAGAGGAGCAGCAGCCGCAGGCCGAAGTAAGCTTTTCGGCAAAGGCGGAACTCTACCTAAGTGGCTCGGCGGTGGCGGAAAAGCCGCTCGACTAGCAGCCGGTCCCGGTTCCACACTCGCTACTCAAGGTGGAGCAAAAGTAGCAAGTAAAGGTCTTGGTGGACTACTCGGAAAAATTGCCGCCCCACTTCAACTTGCCATCGGTGGCATAACTGGAGCCTTGGAAGCTAAAGAAGCTGGACGAACCACGGCAGAAGGAACCTTACTTGGCGTTCTTACTGGTGATGCTAAAACCGGAAGCATGTTTAGTGGAATGCTTGGCATAGAAAAAGGCGGCACAGGAGATAAAGCTCTTGGTGTTGTTGGAGCGGGTGTTTATGGGGGAATGGCCGGTGCGGGAATCGGTGTTCTGTTAGCACCATTTACTGCGGGAATTTCTATTCCAGTAGCAGCAGCCATTGGTGGAATCATTGGTGCCATAACAGAAGTCGTAAAGATATTCACAGAAGGAACAGATATCTTAGACAAATACATCATCAAGCCTTTGATGATTCTTGCAGGCCCATTGCTCGCAAACATCATGGGTCCATTCAAGATGATCAAAGCTTTGTTCACAGGCGACTTCACAATGTTTGTAGATGGATTGACAGACATGTTCTTATCCATCCCCAAGATGATTGGCAAAGGATTGATGTATGTCGTTCAAGACATATTTGGATTTGATTTGTCTGGTGTACTAGGAGAGCTTTCAGCAGCATGGGATGGATTTGTTGGATACTTCAGCGAAGCTTGGACAGCTTTCACAGATGCTTTAGGGTTTGATATTTCTGGCGTACTAGATGGAATAAGCGCTGGCTTTGAGTGGCTTTACAATGCAGTCAAACCAGTTGCGGAAGTGATTTATGGGGCTCTTGTAATTGGATTCGAGGCTTTAACAGCAGTTCTTAAATGGGCAGGCCCTAAAGTTGTATGGTTGGCGGCAGTGCTTGGAGGATTCATAAAGGGTCTTTGGCAAGGATTCATGATGATCATGAAGCCGATCATTTTCGTATTCAAAATTGTCTGGAAAGTCGTATCAGGAATTGTCAAAGGAATTGTTGGAATATTCACATGGCTATATGACGTGCTAATTGGAAACTCCATCATACCAGACCTTATCTTTGGAATCATTAAGTTCTTCTTAATGTTGCCATTCAAGATTATGGGAGCATTGTGGAACTTGCTAAAGAAATTACCGGGTCTTATATGGGAAGGACTAAAATTCCTTGGTGGACTGGCAATGAAACTGATCCCCATGATTTGGGATTTCCTCAAGCAACTTCCGGGAATGGCATGGGATATAATAAAGAAAATTCCGGGTCTTCTATGGAAGGGAATCAAAGGCATCGGCGGTCTTCTATGGAAAGGCATCAAAGGTATTGGCGGCATGATCTGGGACGGTCTATCGACTCTTCCGGGATTGCTTCTTGATGGAATGAAAGGGGCTCTTCTTGCAGCTTGGAACTGGTTCAAAGGAACAGTTGAAGGAGCAGCAGATTACGTCACGGGTGCCGACATTGTAAAGAACATCGCAGATCAAAACGCATCAATAGAAAGAGGAGAAGATACCCACTATGGAAACATCGACAAAAGACAGGCCAAGATAAAAGACCCAACAGAAGCTTTGAAGCAGGCAGAGAAAGATGCCGAGATGAATCAGAAAAAGCTCACTGGTCAGGAAAGACATCTTAAAGGTTTGATCAAAGATGGTGGCAGAGGAGGAAGAAGCTGGGGAAGTGATGCAGTCATACCAGACTGGACGGGATTGGATTCTGCAAAAAATGCAAATGTAGAATCAGTCAAGGGTCAAAAGAGTCTCATTAAAAAAGTCAGGGGAAGACAAGAAGCATTAGATGCAAAAGTTAGAACATTAAGAAGACAACAATTAGAACACTTCCTACAATCCGCTGATCCAAAATCTCCAATGGCAATCAAAGCTAAAAAAGCTTTAGATACTATGGATAAAGCTAAAGCAATTAAAGGAGGAGCCTTCTCCAGCGGGACGGCGCTAAGGTTTGCCTTACAAGAACAAGCAGGAGCACATTATGAAGACTTCAGCTATGACTTAAATAAATCCAACGCAGCCAAAGAAAAGAAATCATCCGAAGAATCTGCCAAGAAAAAGATAAGTGTTAGTGGACAAGGAGCTTTTGCGAAAGGCCAAGGAAAAGAAGCTGGAGCGAAAGGCCAAGGAAAAGAAGCTGGAGCGGAAGCTCTATCAAAAACCATGAAAGAGCATGGACCTGAAAAGGGAACAGCAGACCAAGCAAACAAAGCCATGGTCACTCCGGGAAGCATTTACACCCACGACGCTCACTGCGAAGCAGTTCTCATTAAGATACTTGAAGCCTTGGGAGGAAGTCACACTCCTTCTAAAGCTGTCAATAGTATTGCAGAAGGAGGAGAAGGAGGAATTGGTGGAACTGGTGGTGGTGGATTTTTACAAAGAACTGCTAAATTCTTAGAATCTGGATTTGAAAGTTGGAAGCGTTTGAGCGGATTAACATCAAAAACAAAACAATCAACATCTAAAGAAACAACTCTTGATGTTGCAAGCGGAAAACCTTCAAAAAGTACAAACATGATTTCAGTCATGGCTGTAATGATGGACCTAATGTTGTCTATGGCCAAAGATGTTAGAGCAATTAGAAATTCTGTAACATTAGTTGGAGTTGGAGCGTTCGACAAAAAGCAAGGTAAAGAAGCTGTAACTTCTGTTGTAGATCAACTTTCTAAAGAAGTTGCAATAACCAGTGGCAGCATTGGTGCTAGTGCTGGTGCAAAAGCACCAGTACCTCCAAAGACGCCAGCACCTCCAAAGACGCCAGCACCAATGGCACCGAAGTCAAAACCGCCAATTGCGGCTGCTGCATCCGCTGCGTCTACAGATAAACAAAAGACAGAAGGGCCTATAACTGCAACTGCGGGAGAAGCAGGTGCGTTCGATAAGAAGCAAGGCAGAGAAGCTGGATCAGAAGCTCTATCAAGAACCATGAAAGAGCACGGCCCTGCAAAGGCAGCAGAAGAGCAAGCCAGTAAAGCAATGATGACTCATGATGTTTATTGTGAAGCTGTTCTCTTTAAGATACTTGAAGTTTTAGGTGACTGTTGTGCTCCCGGCAAAACAATATCTTCTATTGCCAATGTTACATCAACTGCAACTGGAGGAACTTCTTCTGTCTCCAATAACAGAACTGGTGATTCCTCTAGGCAAGACAAAACAAAAATTGCATTGAGTCGGATTGACTCTATTGGCAGCAACAGAGTTTCTACCGGAATTTCTTCTGTAGCCAATAACAGAACTGGTGATTCCTCTAGGCAAGACAAAACAAAAATTGCATTGAGTCGGATTGACTCTATTGGCAGCAACAGAGTTTCTACCGGAATTTCTTCTGTAGCCAATAACAGAACTGGTGATTCTTCTAGGCGAGACGCAGTAAGCCGATTCAATTCTGCTGACTTTAATGTTTCTTCAGCTTCTAATGTTGCTAGAAGTTCTATTGGCGATTCTAGGTTGGACAGATCAACAATGGCAATGAATAGAAGTAAGTCTACTGGATTTAATGTTGCTGGAGGTTCTGCAACTGACTCTGCAATGTTTGAAAATTCATATAACAGAAAAAGCGGATACCAAAGTTTTGTTGGATTTGGAAACAAACCAGACGCAACAGGTTCAGAACTAGAATTGCTCAAAAAAGAATTAGGAGGAGGAGCTATAACAGCAGGATCATCAAATCCTAGAAGCATGGCTCATAGAGTTGATGATGGAAAGCCATCAAAAAGTTCAAACATGATTTCAGTCATGGCAGTAATGATGGACCTAGTATTGTCTATAGCCAAAGATATTAGAGCAATAAGAGGTTCTGTAACATTGATTGGAACTGGAGCATTTGACAAGAGACAAGGCAGAGAAGCCATCACCTCTGTTGTGGATCAACTCTCTAAAGAAACTGCAATGGCGAGCGCAGGAGCAGTTTTGCCTCCTGTCAGTAATCCAGACAACATTAGAACATTATCTGGCCGCTATTCTAACACCGCATCAGGTGGTGCCGGTGGTGCTGGTTCAGGAGTCGGAGGTGCTGGTGGTGCTGGTGGTTCGGGATTCGGTGGATCATCTATTATGGAAAACATTAGATCAGGAGTTTCCAATGTATTATTCGGTGTAGCAAAAACATCTAAAGCAATTGCAGAAAGTATAGGAGGAGCAGCGTCCGCTACCGCCGCAGGTGGAGTTGGAGGAGCAGGCGGAACTGGTGGTGCTGGTGGAATGACAACTATCCTATCTGGCATTATGGATTTAGTTTTGTCCATTGCCAAAGACATGAGAATTGTAAGCAGTTCTGTAACGATGGTTGGAACTGGAGCTTTTGCCAAAGGTCAAAGCAAAGAAGCAATGATTTCCGAAATGGACAAGTCTGTCAAAACCATGATGATGTCCATGTCAACAAAAACAGTTGGAGGTGAAGGCGGTGCGCCATCACCACAAATGCTTGAGAAACTAGAGAAGTTAAAAGCACTTGTGTCTTATCAAAAAGAACATCTCTTAAAGACAGGAACAACAAACGATTCAGTAACTTCCGAAATGCAAAGACTCAAAGAGTCAATGATGAGTAAAGAGAAATCGGAAAAGACATCAGGCAACACAACGCTTGCCAACACAGGTGCATTTGCTAAAGATCAAAGCAAAGAAGCCGCAAGTGAAGGAGTCACAGGATTCGTTAAATCGATTGCAGCAGCGAACCGTTTTGCTGCCGACTCTACGTTGAAATGGCTGTCAAATCTTTCTGATACTTACAAGAGCATTGGAGAAGCCCCTGCTAGAGCGCTTGGTATTGGAGAAGGTCTTAAATCTTCTGTTGAAGAAAAGAGTAAAAGCAGTTCTTCTTCAGATGTGACTAACGCTTTGAACAAAGGTGCTTTTGATAGAGAAAACATACATGATGCTAAAAGAGAATCTGTTGCTGAATACATTGCGAGAGTCACAGGATCGTCTCATTCAGGATCATCTCAAAACTCTGTTAATGAATTAAGTAAACTTCATGATTCATCATCTTCATCAGATGATCAAAGCAGATCAATTGAAACTTCTTTGGCAAGAACCATGGATTGGCTAGAGTCCGCAGGAAATGTCACTGAACAACATGCTACTGGAGATGCTCATGTGGCTGGAATGGATTATACAGAAGAGACAAAAGGAATTGTCAACACCTTAATGACAAACAGAGCCCAACTAGAAAGAGGTCTTGAAGCAAGAAAATATGGGGATTTGGGACAAGGTAGCTCTATTATTCCGGGGATGGATGAAGTTGGGTCTTATCTCTTAGGCGAACAATCAGAAAACATGAAGAAGATGGTTGCACTACTCGCTTCAATCGACTCAAAAGTCGGAAGAGGAGGAGGATCATCTAACACACCTGAAGTAATTGGATCAAATGGTAAAAGACAAAGAGACCTTCAACATGGCGGTCTTGACATGAATGTGCTATCTCAAATTGATCCAAGTTGGGGATTGACATATTTTGATGGTCAATTCGGAGATGTAACCACAGAAGGAAATGATACCTACGGTTAAGGAGAAACATGAAAGCTACAAATAATGGAAGTTTGAATCCAATACCAAATTGTTATATTGACATACCAGTTGCAGGTACGGTTCATAGAATTTGTATGAATAATTTGCCGGATGTATCAGATACAAAATCTGCTATTTATAACAACGAAGGAATCATTGGAAGAGCATTTCCTTTATACACATATTCTCATTCTGGGGATAGACAAATAAATGTACAAATACACTTTTTTGCTGTAGAGAGATCAGATGTAAATCAAAACATTCAAGATTTAAGAGCTATTCAAAGTGCTGTGTATCCAAGAGAGGGCATTGGACGAACTCCTTATAGACCACCTCCAGTTTGTAAAATACAATGTGGAAACTTGCTTGTCGGAAACCCCGCACGATCTGCTCCACCAGAGGATCTTTGTGTAATTTTACAATCTTACAGTGTTAAGTTTCCAACGGAAGTGGCATTTGATTCAGAAACTATTACCCCTTATAGATTTGATGTAGAAACATCATGGCTTACTGCATATTCGGCTGAAGAACTTCCTTGGGCTAGAAGAATATACGAGACAGGGAGATAACATGACTCAACTAATAGAACCTAGTGGATTAAACCCAAGACAAGTAGCTACGCCAAATAGTAGGTATCTTAGAAATCAAAATGTGATTTATTATGGAGAGCAAAGATTTCTAACATACGATCTTTACGTTAGAGTTCCATACAAAAGAACAGGAAATGAAAAAGTCATGGTGATAACAAAAGGAGTCGAATATAGACCAGATTTGGTTTCTTTTGACTTTTATGGATTTCCTGAAAATTGGTGGAAAATACTTGAAGCAAATAAGATGAGTGACATATTTGATTTCAAGACAGGCAAAACAATTCTTCTTCCAGATATAACAGGTGGATAATGGCATCACAATTACCAAAATTAGTTCCAGCCCTACCTACTGGACTTTCTTTCCAGCCGCTTTCTCAAATAGGAAGTGCGGTAAGTGGAGGAGCAAATGCAGCAGCAGGAGGATCAGCAACTTGTAACACTGCTCAGTCAGATACACTTCAACCAGTTCTTACAGGATGTGCAGCGCAAGTTACTGATTGTACTGCAAAAGGTCCAGAGAAAGGAAACACTTTAGCTCCATATGTGTTAGTTGAATTTGGCGCATTTGGAGCAGATGGTCTAAACACAGGCAATAAGATAACTGTATCAAATGAATCATCTCCCGGAACAAGCCCTCCTCATACAGCCATTGTTCAATCATTTGAACTTGGATTTTCAGATGGTCTAGGAGGAAAAATTGTAATACAAGACACAGAGGGTGGAAGCTTTGTGCAATTTGCAGAAAACTTATTTGCTGATTGGAAGTGTCTTGAAAATCCAGTTACAACACCTCAAATAAAGATGCAATTTGGTTGGGTGAAATCAGGTTGTGAAAGACCTTATCCGTTTTCGTTTTCAAGATGCTATTATGGAATCATTGACGGTTTAGACACAAGTTACACAGAAGGAAAATTCATTGCCGAACTTAAAATCATAGACATAGGAAAAGCAATGACCGAAGGACATGTAGAAGCGGTCAAAGGTTCTGATGACCAAACTTGGTGTTTAGCTGATGCAATTAGAGCTTTGCTTACAAATGATGTTTCTCCAAATGTTGGAAATGTATCTTTTAGAAAAGTCGAAGGTGGAGAACTTGTGCCAACAGGGTTTCTAAAAAATGATGCCGATTGTGGAGGACCAGTTCCAGATGGAGGAGACGGACAACCTTCGATAACAGGCGGGAAAGGTCCGAAAGATAAATGGGATCCAAAATCACAGCCTAAAATGACAGCCGCAATGCGATGGATAAAAGATTACAATTCAGTAGACAAAAAAGGTTGGCGTCCTTTTTATGATCCATCTACTCCGGGTGGAGAAATAATTTTTCTAGCAGATTCCAAACCTCATTGCGATGATGCTCCAACAAGCTTTTTCTGGGATAAATGCTTGGGTCATTATATTGTAAATGGCGGGAATGAAAGTCCTGTCTTAGAGTTCAATCCTAAGATACATTGGGACTTTGCCATGCTTGTATCAGGTGGTGGTCAAACTGGAGATCAAAAAGTTAAACCATTGCCAGAAGAAGGAAGTAAGTCTCCCGGCAGAAGAGATTGCCCAAAATTAAAAAGAGCAATAATACCGGGTGCAGGACATCCAATGGCAATTACCAGTAATGAAGTTCTGTTGAATCAAGAAGGTGCTAATGCTGAAGATGAAGGTCATAAAGCCCAAATAAATCAATTCAAGGCTTACAGAGTAAACATTGCACCAATTAACGCAGAATTAGTAATTATTGGAGATCCAGAATATTACCCACTTAAGACTCAAGGAAAATACGTGTCCATCACAGTTATAAACCCTTTCTTTGTACAGAAGAATGGAGGACAAGATGATGGAGGATGTGCTGATTGGAATGTTACAACAATAAACGCATGTAATGAAGTTTTGTCACATCCGGGTTGGCAAGTAATGAAAATAATGCACAAAATTGAATTAGGAAAGTATACGACTCATTTAACAGTTCAACAAGCTGGTCCGGGAACACTAGATGGAAACCAAGGACAACATGGTGGATTATGGGAAGGCGAAGGCGGCTGGAACAATGGATGGACTCCAGTTTCTTGTAGTTAACAAACAATTAAAGGATGTAATGTAAAATGGTAAAGCAAACACAAGGAACAGGACAATTTTCTGGATTCGGAGAAGAGCTTGATTATGAAGAAATAATCAAGAAGCTTTATGATAGAATTGGCTCTTTGGAAAAATCTGTATCAAACATTGGCGCAGCAACAAGAGTCTCCAGAAGAAGGAAATGGAAAACACATAAGCAAAAATCCACTCTGACTCATCTTTCAAGAGCCGTTTGTGTAGCCACCATTGACCCATGGAAAGAAAATCGAGTTAGATTTTATCATCCTTATTTACACGATCCAAAAACTAAACTACTCGCACTTCCCTTTGCTAGACCTATTTCTTCAATGGGTGGATTTGACGACTGCGGATTAAACTGGGTGCCGCCTGCTGGTTCAACTTTGATGTTGTTGTTTGAAGCTGGTAGTAGAGATGCTCCTTTTTATCTTGGAACAACATGGCATCGTGACAGAGGACCGGGAGGACAAGACCTTCCGGGACCAACAAAAGAATATCAAGATGTATATGCGGGAGACAGAACAGGATACTTCCATGGACCGGGCAGTAATCCTAATGACGAACATCAAGTATTGCCTCCTTGGAATACAGAAAATTACAATGGTTTGGATATAGATGACAGCAAACAATTCATTGAAGACACTGAAGAACAAAGAAACATAACTTATCCTCACATATATGGTTTCAAGACACCAGAAAAGCACATGCTTAAAATGGTTGACGGTAATGCCAAGTGCAACCGTCGCTGGAAAAGAATGGAGCTTCAATCAGGTTGCGGCAACTGGATGATTTTCAAAGATGATCATCTTCATTATGGTGGCCAATGGACAAATCCTTTGTGTCCAGCAGGAGAGACAAGTGGTGGATCAAACTCTAATGAAATAAATCCTTGCTCTACACATTCAGGAGACAAGCCACTCTTTACAGATATTCATGGAAAACCAAAAGAAGGACTTTCCTTATGTGAACCAGATTGTAAAGGCGACGATCCAACTCAATGTTCTAAGATTTTGGGAGGTCACTCAAGAACTCCCGGAAAAGAAGGATGTGGAGAAGAATATGCAGGAGTAATTCCAGATGGAACAAAATACACAGGTTCGCAAGGTGGAAAAAACAAAAGTTACAAACACTGGAATGAATGCCGAGCCTATACCGGTCCCGGAACTCCTCAAAACAATAAATGCACTTTGCCTCAAACGGGAATTCAATTCCTGTCCATCAGTGGCCACACAATGGTCATGGATGACTCAGTAGAAGAGCCACGAGGAAAACCAGAATGGCAAAGGTCAACACAACCGTTTGATTTTGGTTGTAACGATAAGTACCTCGGAATGTTTTGGCAAAAGTCAGCAACAGGTCATACTTTTGCGATGACAGACATCGAAGAACCTTCAAAAGTCAGAAGTAAGCAAAACTTTATTAAACTCAAGACTGGTAATGGAAACAAGATTGAGCTTAATGATCACACTGTAAAAACACATTCTAACGATGATGGTTGTCAAAAATGCCCTCCTGACTGTGCTGGAGAAGAGCGTGGCATTCACATACAGAGCACAAGCAATCATCAAATAAATATGATTGATGATTTGAATATTCAATGTGGTCCTTGTCGCTGCGAAGGAGGCATCCCGCAGGCCAAAGCAGCAAAGGCTTACGTCCAAATTCGATCTGGATATGGATTAGAGATGAGGTTCAATGACGACTTCTCACAAGAAGAAACTCAAAGTCAGTGGATACAAATTTTGCATCCTCAGTGCGTTGATCCTCAAACAGATGAGAAATGCAATGCCTGCGATGACTGTAAGGCTTGTAGAGGGCCTCACATACTAAGATTCCAAGGAAGACCCAAAGGAGAGCCGGGAATCGTGTTCTTGCGTGCTGGTGGGCACTCAATTAGACAGACACATGATATGGATATTGTTATTGTTGGAGACCTAGAATGTAATCCTTCAGATAAATTCACTTATGTATCTAAGAAGTTCATCACTGCCACAGAAGATATTCATTTTCGTTACAGTGGAGAACTACATATATTCTTCGCAGAGAAACAAATTCTCCTCATGGCTGGACGTGATTGTCCTCCACCTCCGGGGAAAAAGTGTTGTGGGCCTTGTCTTTACAACGTCATCGTGGCTCGTTGTCCTGTATTTTGCCCATTAACTGGGATATTGCATTGGACTGAAAAAGCTATGAGCGAACGTGTGTTTGCTTCAGCTTATCATCCATGTCAAGTTCCTTGCGGTGGAGACTGTGCTGATTATTTTGCAGCGATGGCAAAATGTGGTGGCAAAGGTTGTGTGGAAGATGAAGGAGGATCGACAACGCTACCTCCAGAAGCACAAGCACCTCCGGGACACGCTATGGAACAACCTGAAGGAAATAATGTTGATCCAAACACTGGAGGAACAATTGGCGGAAATAATCCACCCGGTGGTGGAGGAGTTCCTCAAATTTAAGGAGAATCATGGAAAACAAATTTTTAGGATTACAGTACCCGTTGGTTAAGACAAATCGGGGATTACTTGCTCAAAAGAAGGGAGTAGATCAGATAAAAGCTGATTTATTACAACTTTTGCTTACAAATCCCGGAGAGAGGGTGATGTTGCCAACATTTGGAACTCCTTTAAGAGAGTTGTTCTTTGACCCAAACGATTTTGACTTAAAGAACAAAGCAAAAAACATGATATCAAAAGCTATATCAGATTGGGAACCAAGAATAGCATTAGAAAACATAGAAGTATCAAACAGCATAGATACAGATAGTTTGCATCCTGACGATCCAAAAGATGATTACGAACATATATTATCTGTTAGGATAGAATTTTTCGATCCAGAAAACATAACAGAACTTGAAGCCTTAACATTACAACTTCCAGTTTCATAGGAGATTAGATGGCATTTCAAAATTGTCCTTTTGACATTACACCATTTGACAAATCAAATTTAATCAAAACTCCAGTATTGGCAAATCTTAATTACACCAATCAAGATTTTTGGTCAATGAAATCCCGTTTAATTGATTTAATACAAGAAAAATTCGGAGATGACTTTGGAGACTTCATAGAATCTGATTTGGCAATTATGTTGATTGAAAACTGGGCGTTCATTGCAGATACTTTATCCTTTAAGATGGATCAAATTGCAAATGAAATATTCATTGACACAGTTAGTGAAATAGACAACGCATTTCGATTAGCGCTTCTAGTTGGATTTAAGCCACAACCACCAATTGGAGCAAGATCACTTTGGTCTTTGTCTATAGGAAATGTTCTGACAACTGACTTAAACATTCCTGCTCCACAAAGAATTGATGTGAGCACAGAAGATGGGCCAAAAACAATTGAACTGTTTCCTGCTGATCAAAACAACAATGCAATTTTTGATGAAAACATAGTAATCACAGCCGGTAATTTCTTGAATACAAGCGTCATTGGACTCGAAGGCGAAACCATAATTCAAAACATAACCGGAGATGGAAGCGTAAATCAGTTTGTCAATTTAACAACTGGGCCTGTAATTTGGAATTCAATTAGAGTAAACATAGATGGAAACGACTGGAAACAGGTTGACTTCTTCACAGATTCAAATCCTCGCAAAGAATTCCGTGTTGAATATGATTCTTTGTATAACGCATTTGTGCTTTTTGGAAATAATCGTGCAGGTCAAATACCCGGAGAATCTTCTCAAGTAAGAATAACTTACAGAACTGGTGGAGGAGTGGCTGGAAATATTGTAACTAATGCAATCGAATTACAAAGAAACTTCTCAGCAGATGGATTTGATTTCAATGTTCCTGTTACATTCGTAAACTTCACACGAGGAGAATTTGGATACGAAGGAGACTCTATTGAAACGATCAAAAGAAACCTTCCCGCTTGGTTAAGAACCCAAAACCGTGTTGTTTCTGGCGACGACTTTGAAGCGTTCACAGATCAGTTTTCCACAGAGTTCAATGGTAAAATTGGAAAGTCAAAAGCAATATTAAGAAACTATGGATGTGCTGCTAATGTTGTAGACTTATACATTCTTGGGGCAGACGGAGATGATGGTTTAGCAGAAACAAACAACGAATTAAAAATTGAACTACAAGAAGCAATAGATTCTAAGAAAATGCTTACAGACAAAGTTTGTATTAGAAATGGAGTCGTTGTAGAAGTAGATGTAACCATTGATGTAACCATGGATAAGTTCTACAGAAAATTTGAAGATGAATATAGAGAAAGAGTGGATAGGAAAACTATCGGCTTTTTCTTGTTACCTAATTGGGATTATGAAAAAACACTCAGAGCAGTAGATTTGCTTAAAGAACTTTCTAGTATTAAAGAAATAGCCAGTGTTGATATCAACTTTCAAACGGATGTTGCTGCTAACTCTGGAGAAACTGTAACTACAAAATTCTTTGAAATAATTAGACCTGTATCAATTGAGATAAATTTTGAATTTGAATAATGACAACAGCAAAGAAAATAACAGAAAACCCTAAGACTACAGATGTTATCCTGTTTGAATTGGAAACACCTGATAGCTCAAATTGTTTTACCGCTGATCCGTTCAAAGTAGACAATGTAACCATCTACTTTGTAGAGCGAGATTTTCTGGGAACAAATTTTGGGGAATATGATAGTTCGGCTCAAGATGAAGACCTTGTAGTCGCTGTTCAAGTTGCGCAAGAAACATTTTGCGGAGATCCTACAGTTGCTAACAAAAAACTGTTAGATGAAGCTCAAGCAAATCTAGCTGCCACAACACAAGTCAGCAAGTTCTTTTACAAAGAAAGAACTCCTGTAGAAATTGTGGGGACAAGCGACTTCCCAGCTTGGCTTTCTACAGACACAACCAATGCGTACTTGGATTTAGTTCCAGAAGACGCTGATGGCAATCCACAATTTGGTCACTTTACATATGAGTGGCATCCAATGGGAAAGGTCCGTGAAGGGGACTATTTCATCTGTTGGACTTGGACTCCACTTCCAGCAGGAAGCAGCTTGTCTGCCCATTTGCCATTCAAAATTGATGGTGATCCACGTGCAGTAACATCAATTCCAACGCATGTTACAGCAACGGATAAATACGAGATACTGTTGGAGAGATACCTTCCAGAGATGTATAAAAATGTCATATGCGAAGGAGACCTAACTCCAGAATCTACTGATAAACTGAATCAAGCTGTTGCCGAGGGATTCACCTTCCTTGAAAACTTGACAAATCAAATCATCGACTTGTTTGATGCGAATGCCTTACATGAATCGATGCTCGCATATTTGTCTAATTTGTTTGATGTCAGGTTAAGGTCTTCCGATCCTACGCTTTGGCGTCGTCAAATCAAAGAAGCCATACCTGTGTTCAAGAAAAAAGGAACTCTTGAAGGTCTGGAAGATGCTTATTCAATGTGTGGAATGGAGTTAAACAAATACACTCAATTTTGGCAATTGACATCCCCTTATACATGGGAAGAATCTTTTGACGTTGATGGCACAGATGATACAGTGTTCCAGCTAGAGAAAGATAATATCGTTCTTCCAATTGACGATGCAAATTTTGCATTATACTTAAGGGAAGAAGGCTCTAGCACATATACTGTTTTGACCAAAGATTATGTCAGTTTTTCAGTGGAAGATTGTATTGTAAAAATGACATGGATTGGAGAGCAACTATCAAGCCCTCTTACCATAATCAAAGGAGATATTCTTAGAGTCAAATACGAATACAAAGAAGTTCCTGACCCTTCAGAACAAACTCTTCAAGATTACATTCTTTCATTGCCTCTTCAAGACCAAAGAGACGAAGGCAGTCAAAAGTATCCTCCCAAAAATTGGAATGTAAGATTGATCGACGAGGAAGATCCATTGTTTGATGTTCTTATACCTGTAAGACATCCTTTTGCTGATCCAATTGTGTTCGGATTCATTAGAACTGAATTCCCATATTCAGAAAACATCTACAACATGGAAGAATATAATGGAAGCACTCGTCCATCATTTGATGCCTGTCAAATAAATCGTGATTTCCTTGATCCATGTGGCGCTTGTATAAGCAGTAGTTACATGGTTGATGTTGGTATAGAAGAATTGAACAATGATAGGCTGATAGAGGCACAAGATATTTTAGATGAATACATGCCATTTCATGCACAACTTCATTCAATCAACTTCTCTGGAGATGTTAATGAATTTGTTCAATCTCCCACAGAAGAAATTGAAGTTCTAGTTAACATGGACTTCACACAATACATTCTATCTGGCCAATCCAATCCTTTCTTTAACAGAATAATGGACCAAGGATTGCCCGGTCAATCATTCGTAGTCGATAGAGATGATTTGGCAACCAAGACCACGGTGCTTTCTGGGAAGTTAGGAACTGGGTATAACGATCACGTTGCTTTCATTTCCCCAGACATAGAACTTGATGGATTGGGTATTGCTGTGTTCAATCACATTTTAGAAGTTCTTGCACCTTCTCCAAACGCTGGCACGTACACCTTGGGAGAAACAAACAATAGGCTAGATGGTAATCCACACGTTGCAAGACTAAGTGGCGGTGCCATTGAACCATTAAACGAATCTCCTTTTACATTCAATTTATGGAACATCCTATTTAAGCAAAGCATTGCGGACATCACTCAAGATGACTTGTTCGAGTTCTCAGACAGCAGTGTTGACTTCTCCTCTCTCGGCGTGAAAAGCCAATGGGATTCCACTCATACTCCAGATTACACTGGAGGAGCATGGAAGGTTTTGATTCCATCATTAGACTCCACAGCTTATGAAATAGAAGATGTGCAAAATGGAGTTCTTGTTTTGGAAAGCAGAAGCACTTTGCCCACAATAGACACAACTGGTATCACTTATGCTCTTCTCAACGATCTTGATGCAACAATAGATTCAGGAACAACTGGAGACCTAGATGTAACAAGACGTGGGTTTGTAAACCTTAAAGCACCTGATCTTGCAGTGGATAGAGATAAATTCATTTTGGCCGGTGACTTCCTACATTATGATAATGATGGACTGGACTATGAAATACTGGAATTCCAAGATCCAGACAAGTTATGGATCGCCGGATGGACAGATGGCGATGTTGTTGGAACTAGCATAGATACAAGAAGAAAATTGGTGGATAAAGCAATTGGCCTATTTGGGTACAAAGGCTTACATTTAACTACATTCAGCGACCACGAACAAGAATTCAATATCATTAACGGAACTAATCCAGTAGCTCCTCTTACAGATGAAGATAGATTCAAAGAAAACTTCTTGTTTAAGATAGGCAATGATTTTTACAGAATTCAAGAATGGGATGGAGTAGAAGTAGTTTTGGCTGGTAAAGAACAAAATTGGACCACATTGATTGCGGGAGGGACTGCGGTAGCTTACTCGCTAGTTCAGTTAACCAAAAATTCATTCAATGTTGGATTAACAGTTTTTGATCATTTAGATCGTGATGGTAAAGATGTAATTATTAGAGAAATATTAGATCAAGTGGATCAAAACACTGCAATTGTTGCTTTATCAACAAATCCGGGAAGTGGAATGGAAGAGAATGTTTCTGCTGAAGAAAGCATCTCATTCGTGATAGAAACATTAGATGGAGAGACTCAGGAAGGTGAAATATGATTAAAGAAGCAGTAAAGTCCCAAGGTGAAGTAGACATCTGCATTGAATACAAAGATGGCGATGGGGAAATGATAACAGTTCATAACACAGTGTTAACAACTGGTCGTCTTGCACTTGCCAATGGTCTCGCCAACCAGATTGGCAGCAGCTTTGACTTCTATGTCACCAGAATGATTTTTGGAGATGCAGGAACAACTGGCGGGGTCAAGAAAGTAGTAAATGCTGGAAGAAATGGTCTTTTTGGCGTCACTCAAGTATCTAAGCCAGCGTTGGCTAATTCAGATACCTCTGTGACTGCACAGGTCATCTTCACGTCCGTTATTCTGTTTAGTGAAGGGGTTGGGCTAACATTGAATGAGATGGCCCTACAGATGGCAAATGGCGATCTCTTTAGCATGACAACATTTCCTGATCTAAATAAGACATCAGATATGCAAATAACATTTAATTGGCGTCTTAATTTCATCTAAAAAAATTACTTGACAAATATTTGTAATTATCATACTATACTATCTTTAAGGAGAAAGTTATGCTTAATGATAAACAAGAACAAATTTTTGTAGGGTCTATGTTGGGAGATGGTTGTATAAGCAAAAATTTTTCAAATGAAGGATTATGTAGATTTGAAAAAGGACAATCAAAGAAGGATTTTGTTGGCGAAGATAAATTGTCATATATGAATTGGATGAAGCAAGAGTTTGATGAATTTAGCACTTCGGTAATTGAGAGTTCTATAAAATCATCAGGAATAGTTAAAGAAATTAGCGGTGATAAAACTTATGACAGATATAACTTTTATACAAAAAGTCTTAAATTGTGGGAAATACTCGAAGCCGAATGGTACGTCCTACGCACCGATCACAAATGGTATAAGAGAACCAAAATAGTCCCACGAGACATCAAGTTAACTCCGCTCACACTTTGTGTATGGCACATGGATGATGGATCAGTAAATCCAAAAGATGCCAATATTGAGTTGAACACACAAGGGTTTTCAGTTGAGGAAGTGGACTTTCTCATAGAAAGGATTAACAAAGACCTCAGTATCAAGAGCCACAAAAAGAAAGGCCGCAAGAAAAGCCAATACAAAATTTACATTGGCAGAGATCATTACTTTGATTTCATGGAAATGATCAAGCCGCATATTGAGTGGGACTGCTTTAAGTACAAGGTTGACACAGAAACTTACGACAAGAAACCCCACCAAGGAGAAACACATTCTTTGTCAAAACTTACAAAAAAGAATATCAAACAAATCTTCAAGCTGCGAGACAAAGGATGGTTGCAGAAGAAGATTGCCAACAAACTCGGAATATCACAAGCCAATGTATCTGTGATACTTTCTGGAGATCGTTGGTCCCATCTTGGAACAAAGAGGGATGTTATTAGAAAACCTCGTCTCACAAAAGAAATGAAGTCCCAAATTGTTCTGTTAAAGGAGGATGGGGTTTTTCAAAAAGCTATTGCTGAAAGACTAAATATCAATCAGAGCACAGTATCTCGTGTTCTGAAGGAGAACCATTGCCACGTATTGAACTAATCCCAGAAGTGTTGTATCAACCCAATGATCCGTATCATTGGGAGATAGACAATCTACCGTTAAAGAACATTATCACTCGCCAAAATCTCATTAACTTGGCCTTAGACGATGTTCTTGAAGAAATGCGAGACGCTATTGGCACAGCCGGTTCTGTGGCAAATCGTCTTAATCAATCAATAGAGCAAGATGGAAGTCTTAAAGCAACTGCTATTGATGCGACATTGCACAACATTGAAGATCACACAGATGGATCAGCATTTGTAAGAATGTCATCAGCACAATCGGCCAAAGTAGACTTAGTTGCGGATGAAGCGACAGATTTGGCCTTGCGCATAAACTCAGATGGTAGTAGTCTACTTACATTCGATAGTGGCACGGTTAAAATTGAACCGACGAGTACAATTACTCCCTCTATCGAAGCACCAGATATCCTTAAATTTCACATGACGTTCCCGGCCAGTGCTGCTCATCAGCATAACTATGGAAAAACCCCGGTACACGTCAATCTGGTGACTCCAGACTACATCAATTACAAAGTCAACTCTGTTGCCTCTGCATACATTGATGAGTCTTTAAGAATTGTAATCAATGGAGTCAGAATCTTTGAAGATGATAGCGTTTATATTCCGGGTCCGCTTGTTGATGATCCATGGACATTGATTGCTTTCACATCTGATTCCACCAACGGCACATTCGAATTGTCAACGGCTATCACAGATGATGATATCATAAAAGTCGATTATGACATCTCGCTTGTCTAAGAAGAAAGTTAATCATGGATGTAGGATTTATCATCCTTTGCCCCGACAGAAATTCTGGGGGTTTAAGGAATAGCGTAGGAGGTGTACGTCACCATTCATACGACAGAGAGTCTATCGCTGTCGTACCGGGAGACACAACTCCTAAAGAAGTCAAGGAAATGAAAGAGCATTGTCCTGTTTGGAAGGGCAAAGACACAATTACCAGTCTTGTTAATGTTGGAATGAAGCGTGTTAAGAGTGAATGGGGATTTATCATGTTTGCAGGAAGTAGAATTCCTGCTTTCTTAGAAAGAAAGTTTGCAACATTTGCAACAAGCGAAAAAGACATCTTGTTTCCAGTTGTAGAAAAACGCTATGATTTCATATCTGGATCATTTAATGGAGTTCTAATAAACAGGGACTTCTTTAAGAAGGTTGGAAACTTCACAGAAGGTGCGTTGGAAAAGCAAGGAATGAATGATTTCGAAATGGCAAAGTTCTTGTGGACTGCTGCCGCTTTGGAACATGATGCTAAATTTAAGGGAATAGTAGGAATGAGGGTGATATGACTTCGAGAGGTTTTAATTTAACCTTTCAAATGTTTCAGGAAGAAACTGCTATCACAGAAAGACTTGCAGTTGAGTCATTTGAATTAGAATGGGAAGTAGACAGAATTGCAGAAATATCAGGAATGGAGCCGCCTCGTCATGTTGTGCAACAGATGAGATTTGGCGACTTACATTTTGTATTTCCAGAAGTGAATGAGTTGCCAAACGTAGCACTTCATTACGTAAGACCAGATGTTGCCATCCCACTAAATCCCAGACCTACAATTAAAGTAGAAATAGGCAGAAACAACTGGGTCGAATATCACGACACAACACTTGTGAGTCTGTCTTATTCCAATCACGAAGAAGGGCCACCCAAACTTGAGGCCACTTGGAGATTTAGAGATGCTTCTGGGACTATGCCCAGAAATCAAATGACTATTTCCAGAGAATTGCCGCCAATGCAAAAATTAGATTGGAAGCAACTAGGATTTTGAGTATTTGATCTTGTTCTCTTCGGCTCTACGCTCGATCTCACGCCTGATTAGAACCCATTCGTCGCTGAGAGGCTTCTGTCCGCTGTCTAGCAACAGCAATTCATCAATTACGTCTTCCACTGTCTCATAGACATTGGTTTGATTGAGGGCCTTCTCAGGGTCATCCTCGGTGATCTTTTCAATAACATCAAATAACCAGCGAGGAAGATTGTATAAACCACCTTCACAGATGAAGAAAGCAGGTTTGTGCTGGTCTTCTCCCATGTAGACTTCGTTTCCAGTTCCCCATTGTGGAACGCTGGGATCAACCACAACTACTGAAAAATCAGACTGGTCAACAAACCGTAGGTCAAATCTTCTGTATTTTCCTACATATTGTTGTAATTCCTTAAACCTACCACCAGATTGCAAATCAACTTGCGTTGCTTTGTCTTCGCCCATTTTGATGTCTTTGCCACCCGGCTTGTCTGTTGGGTCGATTAAAGCAACATCAAGTTCAGCTTCATACACCAAACGTGTAAATTTTCGACGCCATTCCACACCGTGATCGGCAACATATTCCATTGGGCCTGACAAATAACCCCAAGCACCGTCTAAAAGTCCCATTAGTTTCACTCCTTTATGTAACACACAACATAATCCCACAGCGGAGGAATAATGTCAACAGAAATTATCGAACAAACAAACAAAATCTTAAAGAATGCAGAGATGCCAGATCGTCATACTTTCTTTCAGATCGAAAAATTCATTGTAGGCAAAGAACCTACGGCACAGGGTCAATTATGGCAGATTACCCGTGAATTACAAGCCCGAAGTGAAACAGTAGAGTCCTATAAGAGAGACCTTGCTGATGCTGAAGACAATCTTGAACTATTCGACATCAGGATTGAAAGACTTAATAGAGAAATACGGGATTTTGCAGATGATTCAGAGTTGGACTTAAATATTCAAGAAAATGAGATAAATATAAGGAAGCTACAAAGAGAGAAAGAAGCTCTTGTGAAATCATCAAGAAAAGTTAACAACAAACTCAAATGCGTTTTGGAAGAAATGGGGTTTCTTGCTGCTGGATACGAGAAAATTGTGGAGCTTGTCGGAGAAGTCAAATCTTTAGACGATGAGTCTGCACAAAAAGAATATTGGAATGAAAGATTGTTGGAAGAATTCAATCTTAGAATCATTCTTAAGCGTCCTCTCGATCCCGATTTTGTTAAAACTGTAATGTCACTTCACGATGATGCTGTTGTCAAAAAACATGTCACAGCAGCACTGGAAAATGTACAACAACAAATGATTGCACAAAGACAATCATTGCCTGAAGAAAAAAGACCTAAAGCAGAAGCGAAAGCACACACGCAAGGATAAAATATGGCAGACAAGATTTCGAGTTTAGATTCTGGATACTCAACAGGAGATTTATCTTTATTCCCTGATGTGATTGATGATAAAGAAGTTCTTTATGAAGCCACCAATAACTCCAAAATGCCTCTCAAACATTCAGTGACTTATTCTGCCAGTCAAATCATAGTAGATAGCACAGAAGGATTCCCAGATGATGGCATTATAAGAATTGGTCCAGATATTGGAGTCGCTGGAAACCATGAGTTGATTTACTACGGGAAGAAAACCAATAACACATTCCAAGATTTGATTAGAGGGTTTGCTGGATCAAGACAAACCAAATTCTTAAAAGGAAAGAACTTTGTTACAAACTCAGTGGTCGCTGAGCATCACAACGCAGTCAAGGATGCAATCATTAAGATAGAAGCGGACCTTGGAATCAAAGTTGGTCCTGTTGCAACTTCTTTGAATGGAATTTTGAAACAGCAAGAAAATAGGTTTCTCGCTCCCAAACCTTTGTTTAGAGCATTCCCAATTAGAGGGGATGCACCTATGAAAGTTAGGTTTCAAAATTTTTCTACAGGTCACGTTGTAAGATACTTATGGGACTTTGGAGATGGCGGATCATCTTTAGAAAAAAGTCCAACTCACACATATCTTACAGAAGGCGAATACACAGTAAAGTTGAATGTTGTGACTTCAACAGGGGCACAAGGAGTAGTAACAAAGAAAGGATACATAATCATCGACAACGATGAATCAGTTCCGTTCTTTTATGTAGACTCAATAAGCAATCCATACTCTGTTGAAACTGCTACAAATATGGCTACTGATCCTAAAGAGTTTGTGTTTGTTGATCAGTCTGATGGAGATGTAGTTCAAAGGAACTGGGTGTTTGGAGATGGCCAATCAACAACAGTAGAGGATTCGGACTTTCATGATGTAACACACATTTATAGCAAGCCCGGAGAATACTTTGTAACTGAATTGATTCAGTTTGCAAATGGAAGATTGAAAAGAATACAACTCAAAGACCCTTTGGTTGTTCTATAAGGAGAAAGAATGGCGATTCCAACAGCGTCCAATTACCCCGACGTATTTGATGATGACGAAAATCTATTTTTGGTTCATGATGCGCTTAGATTAAGATTATCCAAAGATTATAATCCCGGCGACAAAACAATAGAAACCGATGGAGAGGTTCTTGTGGCTGGTTTAATGCCAGCATCAGGCATAATCACCTTGACAGAACAATGCAGCGACATTGATAAACGTGCCTTGTCTTTTCATTATGGATCATTTGATATTACAACATTAGTGTTTTCGGATTTAGATATCATAGAAGGATTTGAAGACACACAAAAACTGAAGAGAATAACCAACGTGACAATAAATGTCACAGCACGTCATCACAATCACATTAAAGACTCTTTAATCGCCATAGAAAAATTTATTGGAATTGAAGGAACTACTGATGTTGTCCCTTTTGGCCCAACATTAGAAGGAAGAATCAACTTCTTGAGAAATTTGGTTCTTGTTCCCAAAGCATGGTTTACTGCTGATAGAAGAATTGGAAACATTCCTTTAGAAGTTGAGTTTAGAGACATGAGCTTTCGTCTCGGAACAGATGGCAATTCAGGCACCACAAAACTTACATGGGACTTTGGAGATCAAACCACATCTATAATTTCCAACTTTAGCACAATTAGTGTAAGTGATTTCGTTCCCACTGATCAAGTTGAAGTATTAGTGCTTGATGAAGATGGCGGTAAAGTAAAGAAGACTTATCATCAACCGGGAGTTTATGATGTGGCTTTAACTGTAGAAAATGATTTTGGCAAAGACACCATTATACTTCCCGACTTCATCAATGCTAGAGTTCAAGCTCCAGATGATGCCATTGTTCGTTTTATCGAGAACACATCAACACAAGACGCAACTCCCGGAGTTCCTCCCAATGGTCCATTTTCAACAGTTCCAAAAATTCGCTCTCCCATTAACACATTGATTCAAATTGAAATTGAATCAGGAGAAAACCCTTCTACTCCGGGAATAAGTTTTGCTGGAGAACAACTAGATGGAGGAGGGAATCCAATTGATCCTATAGAAACTTATACATGGAATCTTGGAGACGACTTACAACATCCCAACACAGCAGACACTAAAGCTGCATATTCCATTGGTGGAATATTTGATCTTAGATTAAGAGTAGACACAGAGTTTGGTGCTTATCGAATTACAACCTACGAAGATTCAATTGATATCATTGAAAACACAAACATGTGGTTGTGGTTATTTGACGATGCAGGAACAAATGCAAGATCATATGAATTTGGATTGATTAGTGAAACATTTAAGTTAACTCCAGCAAGCACTCTTGCAGTGTCCAGAAACGATAGTTTCCTTACAGGACAGCCAGATGAAGTAAGACAAAAAAGAGAGTTCAAAAAGAACACAGGGTTTACTCAAAGAGGAACTTTGACCTCTGGAGGCGGTGGGGCATCGCTTCTTTACTGGGCAAGTGGAAGAGGGGCCGCTGATCCAGCCAGTTCGGAGTTGATTAGAGTTGTGGAGTATGTTGGTTTTAATGACACATACATCACAAGACCTTCCATAACAAGACAATGGAACTGGGCCAACATAAACACGGGAACAACATCTGCATTTGTTTTTGGAGCAATTTCTTCACATTCTCCTAATACATCTTTTACAAACACGCAAAAAGATGATTTGGAGCTAACTGGTCTTACTGTCTCAAGTGCTCTCTTATCGGCAGACAATTATTTTAATGGAGCTAACGAACTTGAACAAAACACAGCTATTTATGATGTGAATGGCGATCCAACCACCGGACACTTTAGCGTGTACAGAACAGCTTGGAAAGACTTGTCAGGATACATTGCAAGGAACGATGGAGTAGGACCATTCTTTAGAATCAAGAGCTTCTATCGCACAGAAGGAAGTGTAGGTTCTCCATTTGAAAACATTAGAAAGATGCAAGATATTCAAGGTCCAACAAAACTAGATGGAGAGCTTGTTGATATGAGCGAAGGAGTGTTCTTCTTAAACAACTCCGGTTCTGTATCCAAGTTCAATGATGTAGATTTAACATGGAGTTCTGGTGGCCCCGGAGCTAACTCATTACTTTACCGTGGTCTTCAAGATACAACTGTTAGTGGATTTGATAATCCAGATAACACAATGTTACTTGTATCAGACGGTGATAAACGTGCATATTTAAGTTTTGATTATAGTCCAAATGCCTTGCTGAAATTTAACGAAACAGACTTAACCTTTGCAGCAATGGGAAGTAGACCTTCCGGCGAGCAGTGGATAGCAGGAGTTTACTAAAATGACATTTCCTCCAGTTCCAGTTTTTCCTAAAGCCATTGATACAGATCATGAGTTGTATTTGGTTCACAATACAACAGAGACAAGAATCTGTGTAGACAATGTGCCTTGGTCGCAAGAAATAGAAATTGTTCCTGTGTCTTCAACTTCAGTTGAAATATGGGCCGACAATGGATTCGCCAATATTGAAGGAGAGCTTCTTTATTACGAAACGGTTGAAAAAGATGTTAATGGAAAAGTAAACAAACTAAAAAAGTGTGCAAGAAATTTAGGTGGAGAAGACACAAAGTTAAACAAAAAAGGAACGTGGATCAGAAGTTTTGTAGTGGCCGAACATCACAACCAACTTGTAGATGGAATTTTGAATGCGGAAAATTTCATTGGTTTTAATTTTGATCCAAGACAGGAAACCTTAGACTGGAGAATTAGAAACCTTGAGGGACTAGACATTATTTTTGATGACTTTACTTGTCCTGACATAGTTTTCACTTTCAACATCATTGAAGATGATCCAGTGACAGGAAAGCTTGCAGAGTATCTTATAGAAATACAAGGAACTGGTGGAGCACCAACAGGATTGATTTCAATTATCACACTTAGTTTCGGTGATGGAGCAACCACGGATATTCTGGAGGGAACTCATCGTTATGCCGTAAATGCACAAATTGATCCAGTAATCACAGTAATCAATGATAGTTGTGAAATAATTCAAACTCCAGTAAATCGCATAAATCCACTTGAACCACCAGCACTTGTGTTGGCATCTTTTGATATACCAATTCCAGAAATTCCTGAATTTCCAGATTTTACTTTTGTGCCGTGTGATGTTCCAGAAGTAGACATTAACTTGCCGCCATTGATATTTCCTTGCATATCACTAGAAGGACAAATTGGGCCATTGCCATCTGTAATTGTTGGACCAGATATCAACATGGTTAGCAACGTGACCATAACTGCGAACAATCCAATACAAATTTTGCAAAGCATTGTAACAATTGAAGGTGGACCTATCATCATTCCTTCAATTGTTGTGTTCGATCCGCCAGTGCCTCCTACAATTATCATTGATCCACCAATTCCTCCTACGATTGTGGTTGTCACCCAATCTAACATCGCTCTTACATTAGATGCGGCAGACCTTCCAAGATTGGAAGTTGATTGGGGTGCTCCTCCAGAAATGGAAGTTGCTTTGACATTGGCAAAAGAAGCTAAGACACCAGAAATGTTTGCAGCCGATCCTGCAATTGTAAGAGATTTTGGAGAAGAGTTTGCAGATTTATTTGAAGCCTCTCAAACAATGAAAGTTGAATATGAATCAGTGGGCATTCCAGAAGAGATAAGAATCATTCCTCCTAAAATGCCAAATGTTAGAGTGGATTCTTCGGACATGCCTCGCACCATTAAATTAGATTGTACAGAAGCTAAAATTCCGACAGACATTGTTATTCATGGTCCAGAAACTCCGATACCAAACTCTATTAGACTTAATGGAGATGATCTTCCAGAAGACATCGGATTGGTCTATAAAGGTAAAGGAATCAAGGTTGATACAGAAGGTGTGTCAATCAAACTTGAAATGGAAAAAGAGATTCCTACAAGAATCTTGGTGGAAATGCCAAAGCCTATTCCTGAGAAAATCATTATTGATGCCAGTGGAATTCCCGACAAAATAGTTTTAGAAGCACCCGAAGGAATTCCTCTTCTTATACCAGAAGATATTGGGATACCACTTGTCATGCCAGAAAACCCAGAAATAGAAATGGTATGGAAGGGAAGTCCAATAGAAGTTAAGATAACCATGGACGAGGTTCTAAACAAAGATGCTGATGGCAGAAATTGTGTTATGATCACACCTTGCCCGATAGGATAACTATGCACATAAAACCCCACTCAACAAATAATGAATACATTCGTGCTGGGGACTTGTGGGTGCGTAATTTTGACAAGAAGGTCAAACCTCTTTCTTTGAATTACATGTTTATAAAGGATGACTATCAAGAAGTGTTTTCCAACACTTCAAGAAATGTCAAGTATCCTCAAGTTTCAGATGAATTGCTTATATTCCGCAAGATAGTGATCGTATCTGATGGATTTAATTTCAGCAAAACACATCATGACATGCAAGACTTCCCAAAAGATGTTGCAATATTGACCACAAATGGAGCTTTAAGATTTTGGGAATTGATGTCTCCTGAAATTGATGCGGAAAACAGAAGAAGCATCAATGGATACATTGCAAACAATCCTTATAAAGAATGTTTAAGATATCTTCCCAAAAGAGATGTTCAATATTATCCCACCTGTTTAGCTTCATCAAGAACAAATCATGAGTTCTTAGACAAATACAAAGGAGATGTATATGTTTACGAGCCATCACCGGAAGATAGTTTTGGAACAAGTAGGAAATCTGGATATTATATAGATGATTACAGAAACCCTATATGTGCCGCTATAGGTCTCGCATATCAATTCGGAGTAAGA